GGAGCAATGCAGTTCATCTCTACGGAAGATGTTGAAAGAGCCATGCTCGCCGAGCTTCCTGTCGAGGCTTGGCTCCTGTCTCCTATTGTCTTTGGCGTCGACGTCGCGAGATACGGGGACGACCGAAGTGCTATCGCAGTGCGGCAAGGACGGAAGCTCCACGAAGTCCGGCGTTTCCGTGAACTGAATACCATGCAATTGGCCGCCGAAATCGCGGCCTGCAAGAAAGACTACGGCGGACATGTGGCCGCGATATTCGTCGACGGCGTGGGTGTTGGTGCCGGCGTGGTTGACCGGCTGCAGATGCTGGGGTACGGAGTGATCGAGGTCAATGGCGGCGGTAAAGCATTCGAGGAGGTTACGTTCTACAATAAGACGGCGGAAATGTGGAGTCGCATGCGTGACTGGTTGAAGGGCGCAGACCTGCCAAGCAAAGATCCCGATCTCCGGCTGGAGTTGGTTTCCCGCGAATACTACTACGATGATAAAGAGCGCATTCGCTTGGAGCGCAAGAAAGACGCCAAGAAGCGCGGCGCGCCGTCGCCCGACTTGGCGGATGCGCTCGCCCATACTTTCGCAGAGGAGCTGGGCGATATCGTTCGTAACTCGTTCGAGCCCAACGAGGAAGAGCCGTCCAACAACGTAGAGCCGGAGGCCGCATGAAGATTTGCAGTAAGTGCGGCGAGCCCAAGCAGCCTGAAGACTTCTACAAACAGCCCCGAAATGCCGACGGGCTGTTCACCTTCTGCAAGACCTGCCATCTCGATAAGTGCGCCAAGTACAAGGCCGCCAATCCTGATAAAGCAAAGGCAGCGGTCCGGCTCTGGCAGAAGGCCCACCCGGAACGGCAGCGAGCGGCAACGCGTCGATGGATCGCGGCTCATCCGCAAGAACAGGCGGCGGCCGCGCGGAGCTGGCGACGGCGCAACCGAGCAGTCATTGCGGCCCATGCCGCCCGGCGACGCGCCAAGCACGCAGCGCAAGCATGCGGTTGCTGCCAGCCCTGGTCCTTCCGGTTCATCTACGCCCAAGCCCGGGCCCTCGGAATGCATGTGGACCACGTCAAGCCTTTGGCACGCGGCGGTTTACATTGCTTACGGAACATGCAGTTATTGGCGCCCGTGGACAATCTGCGCAAGGGGGCTCGATGACCGACCCGATGCACCAGCCGATCATCACGCCCTTCGTGGTCGAGTTCGCGGTCACCCACACGCAGAGCGTGGGCGCGATCGACATCGACATGGCTGCTGCAGTCGCGGCGGCTATAGCCCAGACCAACGGTTACAAGGTGCTCGGGGTCTATGCCCGGGACGTCTACGATGCTATCCAGGAAGAGCAGCGAAAGGGGAAGGCACTTGGTAAAGGTTGAGCAGCACAAAGCCCGGCACTACGTCGGCGACAAAGGGCGCGTCATCACGGACTACAACTCGATGGACAAGAGCCTCAGTTGCTCCGAGGACCAAGTGCGCCTCGAGTACTGGATGGCGAAGCAGATCGGCACCGAGCTGATGAAATACTACCCCGGGCGCGAGTGGCACGTCGACTGCGACGCCCGCAATCAAGTCATCATCATCTCATGCCCGTCAGTATCGAAGACCAAAGGGTACCGTCTGCACATGAAGCGCGACACCATGGCGCAACTACTTCCGCGCTGCCGCATGGCTGCCGGCGAGATACTTGAGCGGCACAACGTGTCGCGCACGCGGCGCATCCTCGATCCGCAGACGCTCGAGGCTTACGATCGCGATATTAAAGACAACATCATCTCCTCGGACTCGATGGTCACTGTCGAGAAGTGGAACAGGGATAAATAACTGTGGCTGACGATCGAGTTGCTGAAACGCGCACGGGCGGCAAGGTCACCCCGTTCAATACGCCAGATCCGGGCAACGGGTACTCGCGCACGGCGTCGGACCTAGCCCCCGGCATGTTCGCGAACACCAACGCCGGCCGCCCTCCGACGGCGGGTCTCAATGCCATGACGGTGCCCGACACCGCCGGCGGCGATCCGGGCACGGTGGGCCGAGGAACCGACGAAGTGTCCCAGGGCGGCTCCGCGGATGCGTGGTGCATCCAGAAGTCGCTGGACATATACCTCAACTCTCGCGATTACATGGATTCCAACATCACCCTCGGGTGGGAGCGGAACCTTTATCACTTCAGAGGCCAGCATGCGCCGACATCGCCCTACGTGCGTCAAGGCTGGAGGCGCTCGCGCACGTTCCGTCCAAAAACTCGCGCGAACGTTAAGGCTCAAGAAGCTGCGCATGCAGCTGCAGCGTTCGCAACTCAAGATTACCTAGACGTCGCGGCCGAAGACCCGACGAACCAGAATCAAGTCATCTCGGCAGCCATCAACAAGACGCTGCTGCAAAAGCGGCTCGAACTGGTCCCGTGGAACTGGTTCGTGACCGCGCAGGGTGCCTATCAGGACACGAAGAACTACGGCGTCTGCATCTCCCACCAGTACTGGAAGTACGAGACGGCGAAGGAAGTCGTGCCGGCGTTCGACGATCAGGGCCGTCCGATCCTTGCGGAAGACGGCGAAACACCGCTGGGCGAGGAGAGCACTCGTGTTACGGCGGACATGCCGGTGTGTGATCTGATCGCCCCGGAGTGCTTCCTGTTCGACCCGATGTGCGACTGGCGCAATCCCGCGCAGTCGAGTCCGTACATTGCCTACCTGTGGGGCCTCTACGCCGGCGACGTGCTGAAGATGATGCAGATGCCCAACCCGAAAACGGGCCAGACTGCTTGGCGCAAGTACGAACTCGCGCAGATCGTTTCGGCGTCCCGCGAGATGGTGGACAACCGCACCCGCCGGGCCCGCGAAGGCTACAACCGCATCGATCCTACGATCGAGCAGGCCTCAACCGAGTTCACCCCGGTGTGGGCGCACCTGAACATAGTCAAGGTCGACGGCGTCGACGTAGCGTGGTGGACCCTCGGTACTCAGCTCGTCCTGACGGACCCGGTCCCGCTCACCGAGATGTACCCGCACCTTCAGCCGGGAGAGAGGCCCTTCGTAATCGGGTTCTCGTCCTTGGATGCACACCGCAATTACCCGGACGGTGATGTCGCGCAGATCGCGCCGCTTCAGGAGGAAATTAACTCCCTCGCGAACCAGCGTCTCGACAACGTAAAGCTCGTCCTCAATAAACGGTACTTCATCCGGCGGGGAAGCCAGATGGATCTCGACGCTCTTATGCGCAATGTACCCGGCGGCGGGGTCATGACCAATGATCCCGAGAAGGATGTCCAAGTTGTCAATACTCCCGATGTGACCAGCTCAGCATATCAGGAACAGGATCGGCTTGCACAGGATCTGGATGACCTCGTGGGCGGGTTCGGGCAAAGCTCGATTGCCGCAGGCGGCAAGCAGATGGACCGCGCCGGCAGCATGGACGTCCTGCAGGGCGCCGCCGGGGCGGTGCAGGATTATGGTATCAAGCTCTTCTTCGAGACGTGGATGCAGCCGGTACTCCGGCAGCTCGTGCGCCTCGAGCAGATGTACGAGACCGACGAGGTCGTGCTCGCTATAGCGGCGAAGAGCACGCCGATGTGGCAGCAGTACGGGCATGACAAGGTCACCGATGAACTCCTGCAGCAGAACCTCAACGTCACGATCAACGTCGGCATCGGCAATACCGACCCGGTGAAGCGCGTCCAGAAGCTTACCTTCGGCGTCACGCAGGTCATTCAGCTGCCCGATATGCAGCGGCGCGTGAAGAGCATGGCGGTGTCCGACGAAATCTTCGGCGCCCTCGGCTACAAGGACGCCAGCCGCTTCTTCATGAACGATCAGGAGCTACGAGAGCACATGAAGACCACCCCGCCCCCGCCGCCTCCGCCGGAAGTCGCGGTCAAGATGCAGGAGATCGCCCAGCGCAAGGCCGAGGCCGACCAGCGCGACAAGCGCGAGACGACTGCCGAGGCGAACCAACATACATGGCGCATGCAGCAGACGGACAACCAGAACCTGCTCGGCCACGCGAAGACCGCCACGCAGGAAGAGATCGCGAAGATGAAGGACAAGACCCTGCGCGACATCGGCGCGGCCAAGGAAGGCAACCGGCTGGCGGAGGTCAACATGAAGCGGGCGGACATGCACCACGGCCGGGCGATGGACGCCCGGAAGGCGGCGATCGAGGCGGCCAAGCCGCCCCCGAAGCCTCCCACGGGCAAAGGACCACCCAAGTGACCGGGCGCACATTACGGTAACACAAAGCTTCCCTTACAGGCCGTAAGGGCATATGAAGGTGACATTATGGGCAATCCGACACTAGCCGAGCCACGTAACGCCTCCGACGCGGGCAGAACCCCGCAGGAGAGCGCGGACCACATGCAGACCGCGCCGGTGGACGGCGGGGCGAAGTCTTCTGCCACCTTGGTGCCGCAGAAGGCCGCGCCGCAGAACCTGCATCCGAACGCCCCGGGCGGGAAGGCCTACGGCGCCCCGATCGGCGACGTCGTTCTGCACACGCGGACGTAAGCATGGCCTACGGCAGGCAGACAGGTCCCGGCGTTCCAGGCAGCTTCCCGCTGCCGAACCCGGGGAACACGGGCAACGCCTTCAAGGCGAACGTCATCCACCCGGCGGCGCAGATTGGTCGCGGAATGGCGACGCAGGGCGGCCGCCCGGCCCCGGCAGGCAAGAAGTGAAGTTCGGTGGCGGCAAGATGCCGACGATGCCGAAGGCGCGCGGCGCGAAGCCGATGAAGATTCACCCGGCGGCGCAGGCGCGCATACGGCTGCCGCAGGGCATAGCTAACACGGGCAAGGCGGCCCCGGCGCCGTTCCTCCCGGGCGTAGGAAAACTGTAATGCCAAGCGTAAGTCGAGCACAGCAGAAGGCGATGCACGCCGCGGCGGCGGGCAACTCGACCATCGGGATCCCGCAGAGCGTCGGCGAGGAATTTTCGGCCGCCGATCACGCGCGCGGCCCGGCCAAGCTGCCGAACCGCGTGAGCGGCTCGAAGAAGCACCCGTCGCAGCACAACTCGACGCCCGGCGTCGGTAAACTATTTAACCGGAGAGGTTTCACCCGTGGCTAGAGTCAGTTTTCCTGCTGGGCAAGCAGTCAAGCCCAACAGTCATTTTTTGGAGATAGAGAAGGCCCTCTGCCCGAACGGGGATCTGAGGGGCGCGAATCTGGCCGGGCTCGATCTGCGCGGAGCGGATCTCACGGGGCTCGATCTGCGCGGCACGAACTTCGCAGGCTCGAACACTGCCGGCGCGAACTTTACCGGAGCTACTTTCTAGTCGATTGTTGAACAGGAAAGGACCTACTCCTGGGAGCGGTCAGATGATTCAGGAGTTCTGTAAACGAGGACACGAGCAGGCTCGTTGGCGCCGAGGGCCCTACGGGAAGCGCGGTGCTACGTATTGTGAAACGTGCCGCCGGACACGGCGCGCTTCGCGGCGAAAAGCCTATGACGCCAACAAGAAACTGAAGCAGCGCTATGGCATAACTACCGCGATCAAAAACGCTATGCTCGCCGAGCAAAACGGCTGTTGCGCGCTCTGTGGCAGAAACGAGTTCGGACTGCGCGGACCCATGGTTGACCATGACCACACTACCGGGCGTGTACGCGGAATCCTGTGCGGCGGATGCAACCGGGGGCTGGGCTGGGCGGAGGCCCGGCCGCAGGCGCTCTCAAAGATAGAGGGATACCTTCGTGGCTGAACCAGAATTCTTGGACGAAAGGGAGCACGAGCTGTTCGTGGTGGCGACCCTCGGGGAGGACGTGCGCGAATTCCTAAAAACCCACCCCGTGGGTAAATATGTCCATGAGCGCGCCAAGATCATGATCAAGCAAGCCGAGGTCGACGCCTTAGCAGTCGACGCGGATGCGTGGCCCCATTTTCGGGGCCGCAATAAGTTGAGGGAGATCCGACTGCGGGCAGAGGCTGCCCGCGGGATTATCAACCTGCTTGCGGAGGCCATCCTGAACGGAGACTCCGCGGCGCAGGAGCTTGAAGACTACCGAAAATAGGGAGAATTCCATGGCTAACCCACCCGTCGAGGGCGGTTCCGTGTCGACTGACGCACAGAACGCCGACCCAGCCGTTGCAAAAACCCCGCCCCCGGCTAAAGATCGCCGGGACCCTCTGCTGGTCTCTCGAGAAGAGGCCATGGCGCGCATGGACGAGAAGATCCATGCCCAGCGAGACACGGACGACGAAACGTTCCTGGCCTCGGCCGACATAGACCCGACCGCCTTTGCGAAGGCCCGGGCGATGAAGAGGGAAGCCCTCGGGCTGCCGATCCCCGCGGACGGCGCCCGGACAGGCGACGAGGTGGTTGACCCGAACGAGGACAACACCCCGGTAGAGGCATTTGAGGCTGAGCCGACGCCAGCGCCCGCTGAAAGGGTTGCGAGGCCGGCGGAACGGATCAGCACCAAGGGCGAGGACCCGCTGGGTAAGTGGGTCGTCCGTAAAGACGGCAAGCCCATGTTCAAGACTCTGGTGAACGGCGAAGAGAGATTGATCCCTCTCGAAGACGCTCACCGTACGCTGCAGAAGCAGCTGTCAGCCGACATCCGGCTGCAGCAGGCTGCCGAGCAGCGTAAGCATCTCGAGGCGCGCGAAGCGGCTCTTCGTCAGAACGAGGAGATCTTCAAGCGACGTCAACAGCCCACCGCCCCCGCGGCGCCGGCGTTTGACGATCGCAAGCTCGCCACCGAGCTGGTCCGCAGTCTCGTAACTGATACTGAGGACAAAGCCGCCGAGAGGATGGCGGAGACGTTCAAGGCGATCCGGCAAGCAGCGACGCCCCAGATCGACCAAGACGCTCTCATCCAACAGGCGACTGATAGAGCGCTGAAAACGATTGCTGACGAACGCAATCGAGAGACGTTCGCGACGAGCTTCGAGAAGTTCACCGCGGACTATCCCGACATTGCTGGCGACTCCGATCTGTTCAAAGTGGCTGACAATAAGAGCGAAGTGATCGCGGCGGAGCATCCGGATTGGAAGCCCCACCAGATCATGGACGAAGCGGGCAGACAAACCCGCGCTTGGTTGGCATCGATGGGCGCGACCGCACCGGCGGCTCCCAAGGTGACGACAAGTAACCAGCAACGTAAACAGAACCTGGTTCCGATGCCGAAGTCGAGCGCGATGCGCCCAGCTCCGGCAGCAGCTGCCGACCGGGCTCCGACCCCCGCCGAGATTGTGGCGGAGATTCGGAAGAGCCGAGCGGGAGTGTAACCAGCAACGGAGGACATAAAATGTCAGGTCAAGTTTGGTCCACCAACGCGCTTGGTGGCTTCATGTTCTCGCCGAACCTGTCGCGAAAGCTGCGCACGGCCATCCAGCCGATGGTGCGCTTCCGCCAGTTCTGCGACGCCAAGGAGGCCTTCGGCCTCGGCATTGGTGACACCTTCCACTGGAACGTCTACTCTGACGTCCAGACCGCGGGTGGCGCGCTGACGGAAAATCAGCCCATGCCGGAGACGAACTTCCTCATTACTCAGGCATCGGCAACGGTGACCGAGTACGGCAACAGCGTTCCGTTCACCAAGAAGCTCGACGATCTGTCAGAGCAGCCGGTGACGGAAATCATCCACCGCGTACTGAAGAACGACGCGCGCAAGGTCCTCGACGTTGCCGCGTACAACCAGTTCAACGCGACCCCGGTCCGTATCACCCCGAACTCGAGCGGCACGCTCCTGACGGTGTCCACGACCGGTACCGTGGCGAACGCCGCGGCCGGCACTGGCTCGGGCCTGACGAATACGTCAGCCAAGGCCGTGGCGGACTATCTGGCTGAGCAGAACGTCCCGACGTTCGATGGCGTGAACTACATCGCCATCTTCCGTCCGACCCCGCTGCGCGGTTTCAAGAACACTCTTGAGACCATCAACCAGTACACTCCCGAGGGCTGGCACGTCATCATGAACGGCGAGAAGGGCCGTTATGAGGGCATCCGGTTCGTAGAGCAGACC